GTTCCCAGAGCCACTGCTGGTGGCCAGTGACGCGGTCTGTTGTCTGTTCCCATGTTTCAAACACAGTACCCTCGTCATTCAGGGGTCGATTGTAGGTGCGACGGGTGACGACCCGTGCACGCGTGCTTGGCTGCTTCATGCGTCTTCTTTCATGTCATTTTCAATTGTTGTGATTAGGCGGTCTAAGTACCAGCGGCACTTCTTGAGATCCTCTAGGGGGCGGGCCTTGTAGGGCCACCGCCAGAGGTACTTGAACGAGTTCTGCCAGAGGTAGGCAGGGTGACCACAGACACCACTACCGTCGGCCATTGCAGCCATTGCGTCGATGCACTCGATCTGACCGTTGTTGTAGTGTGGTGGACTGTTGACTGGGTCAGGCTGTTGCATTGGGTGGTGTCCATAGCTTGAGGGTTGATGTGGTTTGGTCCCAGTCCTCACAGCGGAGGATGCGCGCCAGACGTGCTTGGGTCAGAGCCTCATCATGGGACATACCCTTGTCTGCATATGCCTTGGCCACGGTCTCCCAAGTGGGGCGACTGCCCAAGATCTTCTCAGCAGTCTTAGGGCCGACACCAGACAGGCCAGCGTAACCATCAGTGGTATCCCCAGTGAGGGACTGTAGTAGCCACTGGTAGTCTGCTTGCTCTTTGGTGATGGTCAGCCGCTCACCACTGACAGGACGATAGAGCCGACACGGGAGTGTCTTCATGTCCTTGTCGTCACTGATGATGATCGAGTTGTTGTCGGGTGCAGTCCCGAGGATACCCATGACGTCATCAGCCTCTAGGAAGGCCTCTGTGTGGGTCTCATAGGTGTCTCTGGCCCACTGGACCAAGGCCTTGTAGCCCACAGGCTTGCGCACGTTCTTGCGGTTACCTTTGTAGGCTGGGTAGATCTCTTTCCTGAAGTTGTCTCGGTCAGAGATACAGAGGATGAAGTCTACAGTCTCAAACTCTTCACACCAGTTCTGGATGTTGGCTTGGAAGATGCTCTTGGCGACCTTCAGATCACTTGACAGAGACCAGACGTCATCACCCCAGTAGACCTCTTCTTCAGCCACTGAACAGGCACGGTAGAGATACAGGTCTGCATCAATTAGTAGGGTTGGGTTCAAAGACGTCTCTAAGGACATTGTCGAGTTCTCCTTTCATTTCAATTCCAAGTTCTGTGATTAACCACTTGTCGCCCCACTCATCAGAACCAAGACTGGTCGTGATGAAGCCTTCTGAGGCAGCAATCGCAATCAAGACTGCACCTTCCCGAGAGAAACGGGAGCCAACCTTGAAGGGTTGACGCCACGCCCTGTCGAGAGTGATGTAGAGGCCAATTGCAGTGGCGATAGATGGGTCGAGGTCAGTGAGTGTCAGACCAAGTTCTTCCCAGTTTATACTCGGCGGCGATGGGGATCTTTGTGTTGAAAGAAACGCCGCTTTGCTCCGCCATTCGTCCAGCGATATTACCGACATTGTGTCCTACCTCTTCAGTTCTACAGGCGATCTGGATCTCGTCGTGAATCCAGCCAACGATGTAGGCATCGCCTTGGTGTTGCTTTGTGATTTCGTGATCTACTAACTCGACCCACTTCTTACAGAGAACCGCACCACTGCCTTGGAGCAGCTGTGAGAGACCATTGTGAGCAGAGCGTAGGTAGAGGTGTCGGCCATCAAGACCCTTGAGGAAGCCACGCTTGGCGGCTCTCTCGATGTTTGACCTGAGCACCCCAAAGGCTGGGATACCCGTCTCAAACGCCTTCTTCAGTTTTGCACCCTCGGCGGAACTACCACCAGCGATCTGCCCGATGAGAGCAGCGCCAGCACCGTACATGGTCGCATAGATGAAGGTCTTGGCTTGGTTACGTGTAGCCAAACCAGCGGCCTTTTGGTTGTACGTGTGGATGTCACCCTCGAGGATCTGACGAGCATACTCACCGCCATCATCGAGGTAGTGAGCAAGGCATCGCAACTCTAGACCACTCAAGTCAGAGCCGCAGAGATACCAACCGTCTGGAACCCCAAACAGGCTGCGGCACTCCTTGCCATATGGTGAACCCACTGAGGGCACCTGCGCTAGGTTGGGGCCTCGGTGTGACGCACGACCACTGATAGTAGATCCAGAGATGATCGTGTGTCTGATACGTCCGTCGTGACCATCAACCTTCTTGAGCCAAGCGCCAGAACCTTCAGCCAACATCCCGATGCGCTTGTTGATCAAGAACAGTTCTGCAAGTCGCTTGGCTTCTGGGTAGTCTAAGGCTGATAGCACCTCGTCATCGATCTGAGCCTGACCATTGGCAGTCCAGACCTTAGGCTTCCAAGCGTACTTCTCAACGAGGCACTTTTGGATGTGCTGTCGGGATGACGGGTTGAAGGCCACAGTGCGCTTCTTGATGAACACCTCGCCCTTCACGTAGCCTCTGGTCTTGTTGTTGACCTTTGGTATGAACTCTTCTTCCAAGTCCCAAGGTGGGAACAGTTCGTTGAGTTCTTCAGTGAGTGACGCCCTGCGCTGGGCCAAGGTGCTATAGAGAGACGCAGCACCCTTGTTGTCGAAGGTCCATCCATTGTTACCAATACGGAAACAGATCTCGGCAAGTGAATGCTCGAGGTCGATACTCTCCTGAGAGAAACCCGCGGCCATGAACTTCTTGTAGATCGTCAGGGTCACATTGGTATCTTGGATGCAGTAGTCCAACATCTCTTGGCTGAAGTTCTCCCAGCCGCCTGTGTAGTCACCCTTGAGGTTGCCGACACGCAGACCCCATGCCGCCAGAGAGTGAGACCCCCAGAGACGCTTGGGGAATGCACCAGTAGCACTACGGAAGGCCCCGTCAGCATCCTCTTGCATGATGTTTGCTTTGATCAAGCGACTTAGAACGAGAGTGTCTGTGATCTTTGCTGAGGTTGTGAACTCTGGGTAGAGCAAGGCAACTGCAGGGAAGTCATAGGCAATGACGTTATGCCCGATGATTTCATCAGCGACTGAGAGCAACTCGAGACCCTGATCGATCTGATCTGGGCCAAACGAGCGGACCTCATTGGTCTCGACATTACGGAACACCATGCAGTGGATGGTGCTGATGGTGTCTAGTAGGCCGTTACTCTCGAGATCCCAAATCCAACGGCCACCCGTCAACGGTTGTCACCAGAGCCACCGAGGGTTCCACGCTCCTGACGCGACAGTAGCTTCTCTAGGTTCATCGCCGCGACATCGTTGAGTGTCAGGCCGAGGTCACGGGACAGGTTCGAGATGTACCAGAGGACATCACCGAGTTCAGCCCCGAGGTCAGCACGTTGCTGGTCTGTGATCTTGCTGTTGCCATCGAACCGCACGTCATTGTCACGGATCAACTTCTTCAGCTTACCGAGGACTTCCCCAGCCTCATTAGCTAGGCCCAGCGCAGGGTAGATGACCTTCCACTTGTAGATAGCTGTGGTGGCTGCATCTGCTTGGTATTCGTTCATAGTAAAGTTATGCATGGGGCTTTTCCTTTGGGAGTGATGTCGCTCGGTAGACACGCTGAGAGCGGCCTGAGAGGCCACGACGGGTGCCAATGATTTCCACTTGGTTCATGTCCACCAAACGCTTGTAGCGGGCGGTCACTGATGAGTATCCGAGGTGTGGGAGGGCCATCCGTATCTGGTCTGAGATGCAGCCTTTGTGGCCAAATGCAGTGATGATACTGAGGACCACTTGTTCCAACTCTGTGATGTCGATGGAGGCGTAGGCATCCCCACTAGTCTGTGCAAAAGCCAAGTTCATTTGTTCACCCATGGGTGTTCTCCTTTGTTTTCGATTTGTTGGTGTCTAGAAGGGTGATACGTCGTCGGCATCGATGAGCCGACCTGTGTCCCTGTTGTACTGGAGTGACCCAGCAAACCCGACCTCGCCCGTGAACCTATTTTTTAACAAAACCAGTTCTCTACGACCCGACGTTGGCTCTTCAGCGTCCACCTGTAGGGCCAGACAGAAGTCACTCAGTTGTGCTATAGAGTGGGACGATCTCAACTGAGACAGCTGGACCTTGGCACCACCTTCGTGACCTGCGTCAGACTGTGGACGTTTGAGGTGGCTCACGATGAACAGGCTGATGCCCAACTCTTGGACAACACTGGTCCTGAGATGTGTGACGATGTCATCGACTAGGCGTCTCTCATCAGTCACTTTCCCCGTGAGGCCAGAGACTAGGATCGAGATGTGGTCTAGGAAGATGATGTCACAGCCCAGCGCCTTGTTCATGTACCTGATACGGTTACTGATGACATCCATGGCTGTAGAACCGAAGTGATCAAACAGATAGAAGCGACCATAGTCAGGCCCCATCAGATCGTCATAAGCTGCCTCGACTTCTTCTTGAGTAGCTGCATCAGGATCGATGGTGATGTTCTTGGACATGTGGAGACCCACGATACCCTGAGCAGACCTCTTGGGTGTCTCCTCGAGCATCAGCATGCCCACGTTCTGACCCTGCTTGAGGAAGCCATAGGCCAACTCACGAACTAGAGTGGACTTGCCCACCCCAGATCCCGCAGCGATTGTCGTCAGTGTAGACTTCTGGACGCCCTTGGTGATCTCGTTCAGACGCTTGAACGGGTAGGTGATAGCCGACATGGCATCTACCTCAGAGATGACATCACGCATATCTACAGCACTGATGATCCCATCTGGTCTGAAGGGGGCAGCTTGGAAGATAGCAGTGATGATGTCACCAGAGGCACCATTGAGTAGGCACTCGTTGGCATCCTTGTAGGGCAGACTGGCGATCTTCACCTTGCCAATAGGTAGCACCTCAGCAGCTGCTATGGCATTCTCACGGCCAGCGTCATCCATGTCGAACATTAGGATGATCTCTTCGAAGTTGCTCAGGTATTCCCAAGCATCAAGTAGAGCCTTGGTAGCACTCTGGGCACCATTCTGTAGGGATACTGTGGGCCACCTGTGCCCTTGGATCTGACTGACAGTCATACAGTCGATCTCACCCTCGGTGATCACGATCTTCTTACCGTTGGACCACAGGTGAGACCCAAACAGGGTGGCCTTCTTTGGCTCACCTGCCCAAGGGAACTTCTTGTCCTTGGTCCGTAGCTTCTGGGCTACAGCATGACCCTTGGCATCCCTGTAGGAGGCAACATGAACAGGCTGACCATTACTTCTGGACAACATGTAGCCAAACTTCCTGCAGGTCTCCTCAGTCAGCTTGCGGCTGGGGATGGCGTGGTATTCG